TCTTCATTGGAGTTCTTACACCCGCCATAATAGGGGTTGGTAGATTAATCTTATGCTTACTAAAGTAGTTATAAGCTTTCTTAATATAATCTAATCGCTTTTCTTTATAACCCTTAAAGAATGTCATTGCGATAAGCATATAAGCAAACTGTGGGGTTTCATAAATCTGTTTGGTTACACGATTTTGAACCATGTACTTATCACACAACTGTTTAATACCAGCATATGTGAAATTAAAATCACGATCATGACGTAGAAATTCATCTAGCTTATCAAACTCTTGTTTAGAGTACCAGTTTAGAATTTCATCATCATATACTAATGCGTCAATATTGGCTTTAACAATATCATATAGTTTAGGAGGATTCTTACCTCCCCAAACATTCTTACGTAGTTGATAGTTCAACAAACGTGAAGATACATATTGATAATTGGGTTTATCTTCAGTAATTAGATTTGCAGAAGCCTCAATCAACATTGCATGAATGTCTTTGGATGTCATACCATCGAAAAACGATAGATGAGCATTCATTGCAACTTCTTCAAAACTAACACCTTTTATGTCTTCAGTAGCCCATTGCAAAATCTTATTGATTTTATCTGCATTGAATTTCTCGACATTACCATTTCGTTTCTTTATAAAAATTTCTTTATTCATATGGGTAAAAAATAACTATCTTTTGGATAGTCTATTTTGTGATTAGATTATAACTTTTTTAATAATTTTTTTGTACGTTTTTTGTTTGTTACATACTATAAATTATTCTTCATCGTCACTATTATGCACGTTCCACTTGGACTTTAGTGCTTTTTTGACTTGATTCTCACCGTCCATCATTTCATTTAGAATACTCATACCCTCACGGCTATTTTCTCCATAAATTTCAATGTGGCCACAACCAGCGTTCATTTTACTTGGGAATGTCAAACCATCTGGTCCGAAACGATTCTTAATTACATGGAATCTAGCTGTATTTGCTTGTTTATCATTAACTTTACGGCTGAGTGACATAACAAAGTCAGCGGTCATAATCTTGCGATAACTATCAGCGATGTTATTAGCCTGAATGATATCTTCATCCATAGCAGCACGATTACTCTGCGAAGCACTCCAAATAGGAACTTGTAATTCACCAGCTACACCACGTAGTTCTTCATAAATACCGCCAGCCTCACTATAACTGTTACTATTACGTTCACTTTGTGATGGACGTAGAATATCTGCATAGTCAACAATAATCATATCTACTTTTGTACCAAGTACAGCCAATCGTTCACAATGTGCTTTTAGACTATAAGCACTAACTGTCTTGATAGGGAAGTATTTAATCTTCAACTTACCGGGAACATCAGCAATCTTCTGCTTTACGATATCAACGTTATTACGAATGTTTTGGAAATCAATTCCAGTAAAACAAGCATCATAACGTAGACCCACATAGTTTTCATTCAACTCAAGAGTAAAATGAACTACATTCTTACCCTGTTTCATTGCTTCAGCTCCTAGCTTAGACAATACCCAACTCTTACCACTACCTGCACAAGCAGTAATAATGCCAAGTTCACCGGCAGCCAATCCACCATCCATGATTGTATCAATTTCAGTCCAATTGGTTTTGATACAATTTCGACTCATTACACTCATACGTTTTTCAACGTCTTCGGAATAATCGTGACCGATATTACGTTCCATACCAGCTTTCATTGCGTGATCAACTACGTTTTTAATCTTTTCGTATTGACCAAGTGCCAATAGATCGGCACTTTCAATGATAGCGTTCTTTAGCTTTTGGTTCTTACAAAATTCCAAAAACTGTTCTTTAACAAACTTCAAATCGTTATCGCTAACTTTTTGATAAACCAATTTGAGATTGTCTACGATACTTCGTTTTAGAAGTTCGTCTTGTACTTCGTCAACTTTAATCTTAAATACTGTTAATGTTGGAAGATCTTTATATTCATTGAAATATTTAATACTTTCTTTTACCACCCACTTATTTGCATCACTTTCAAAGAAGTCTACTTCAATAATATCATGAATACGTTCAATAAATGAACGATCAGATATCAAGCATGAAATACACTTGATTTGGAAGTCACGGCCGTATTTTGTTAATGAATCAATTGCTTTTTTGTTTTCCATAAGATAACTCTACTATACCACTGAATTTGAAGAAGCTCAACATCTAAATGACGTTGTTTTTTTATTCTACGAAACTATTTAATTTACCGAAACATTCGTTTAACCAGATATGGTAATTAGGAATGTTGTTCCACATTTTGTCTTCTGTAATTAGTTTTGAGAAACTAATTTTATCAATTTTTCTAACGGGAGTATTTATTATTTCTTCTACACGTAGTTGTGTAAAAGATTGAATTTGTGTGTTATGTAACTGCATCAATTCATAATTGCGTTCAAGCAATAGTTTATTACTCAATACAGTTTCATAAATTTTATATTCTCCCCGATGATTTTCAGAATAGTTATAAATTTGCTGTAAACAAGCTTGATTTCCATCTGATAAAAATGGAAATGCTTTAACTACTCTTTTCAATCCAACACCATCTAAACCTGGAATATTGTCGCTAACATCACCTTCCATAATTCTATAAAAGATAAAGTTATTACATGTAATTCCATATTCATCTACTATTTCTTTACAACCAAATACTTTCTTCTTGGTTGGACTCCAGATTTTAATCTTGTCACTTGCTAACTGAAGAAAATCTTTGTCAGTAGACATAATTGTTACATTACTGTCTTTGAAAGTTTCTTTAGCTAAATAAGCAATTGTATCATCTGCTTCTATTTGATCAATTGCCATAACTGTTACAGGCAATGTATCTAAATAATTTACAGTACGAATCAATTCTTTTTTAAAATTAACAGACTCAATCTTTGAAGAAGATAGTTCTTCATAATTACGGTTAAGACGAATGTCGGTCTTTCTACCGTTTTTGTAATCTGGATAAATCTTTCTACGTTTCTGACTACCACCTTTACCGTCAAATACAATAATAACTCGGGTAGGAGAAAGTAATTTAATTGCATATCCAATGCTCTTTAAGAAACCAGCAATACCACCAGTATGCAATCCATCTTCATTGAGTGAAGGAATGGCCATAAAACTACGAATGTAAGTATTAAGGCCATCAACAAGGAGGATGTCAGAATTGGTAGTCTTTTTGAGACCATCACTTCCAGCACCCTCCTTGATGTTTTCAAACAAGGAGAACAGTTTCTTCTTTTCAGATGAACTGAATCCACTCATGCGTTATTCTTCGTTGCCTGCAGTTTCTTCTGTATCTACAACAGCATCCTCAATAATTTGACTATTAGGATCTTTGTATTTCATAATTACAGCATCACAAATCTTCAAGTAAATTTCTTCACTCAATTCTTTGTCACTCTGCATTGTGCTTACAAAGTCTTTGGATTGGAACTTCCATTCATTTCCATCGTTCTTCTTATAAGTGTAATAAGCACCACCCTGTTTAATTAGATTTTGTTCTTTTAGAACTTTAATCCAACTACTATAGTCAGCAATTCCGCTATCAAAGTAGATATCAAAATTAGCCTGACGTTGAGGCGGACCCATACGGTTCTTGATAACAACAGCTTTACACTCATTTCCGATGACTTCTTCAGCCTTCTTGAGTTTACCAGCGTTATTCAAACGAACACGTACACTACAATGATATGCTAGAGCTTTACCACCACTTACTACGTACTTGTCACCAAATGCCATAGCATTTAGATTCTGACGCAATTGATTAGTAAATACAGTCAATACTTTCTGTTTACCAATCATGGTAGTAATTTTACGCATTGCTTTACTGATAATAATAGACTTACCCGTCGCAAATCCATCCTTACCATGATCACTTTCAAGTTCTGCCTTAGTAGATGCTGCTGCTACAGAATCTACAATGATTGTGAGAATACGATCTTTGTTGCTCTTACGAACAATTGCGATCATCTTCTCCATCTGAGCAAAAATATCTTCAACGGTTTCACATTGAACATACAATAGCTTAGACAAGTCTACACCAAGACTTCTCCAGAAATCAGGCGCAGCTGAGTTTTCAGTATCGATTACTACAGCAACTCCGCCTTTCTTCTGTGTATCAGCAACAACATGTGCAGATACTAGACTCTTACCAGTACCTTCAAGACCGTTAAACTCAACCATCTTGCCAACTGGTAGACCGCCGTGTGGACGATTGCTAATTGCTAGATCAAGCATAGAAGAACCAGTGCTAATCCAATCAGTAATTTCTGCGGGATTATCTTGTTCATCTAGGAAATGTGCAATTTTACCACCGTCTTTGTTTGCTTTATTAAGCTCATTCGCCAACATTTCGATTAACTCGTCACGTTGACCCGTTGTATCTTTTGTAACACTTTTCTTTGCCATAACGTATATAACTAGAAAGCCGGTGGGGTATAAAAACTCCACCGGCTTATTTTTATTTTTTAGGAGTTAAACAAGTCATCAAATGCTTGTTCTACACTATCTTTACCTTTTGCTTTAGCAGCAGTTGGTGAAGATGCCGGTGCTGTTGCGGCTTTAGCAGGTGCTGTGAATGGAGGTTCATCATCATCTGTGGCCGTTGAAGCAGTTGCGGTTGGAACAGCTGCATCAGTGGCTTCCGCATCAGTATTCAACCACTTATCCATAACTTCCTTGAGTTCTTCATAGGATAGTTCTGGGAAAAGATCCAAGATATTAACTTGAGTCTTTAGAGCGTCAAGCAACTGACTATTCTTTGGATCGACAGCTACACTAACATTTGGCTTAACACGAATACTGGTTTCTGGGAAACTAGCACCGCCTTCAGCTGTCTTGAATTCTACAACGATATCACGACCGTTGGTTAGATCGGTAATATCACCGAAATCAGGATCACTGATGATTGAAAGAAGTTCTTGATAAACTTGCTTTCCGAATCCCCAGAACTTAACGCCTTCATGCTCTTCACCACGAACGATTACAGGAGCAAAAGTACGCATCTTAGGTTCCATCTTACGACCCATCTGCCAATCTTCCTTAGAGCCAGTCTTCTTCAAACGATTAGAAAACTCAACAATAGGATCTGGACGACCAAAGCTATCAGGAGATAGATAAGTCTTGTTGTTGATGTTATAATGGAACTTTAGTTCGATAAACGGATTATCAGGTTCATACTTGTAGGGAACAATACGAACCACTTGTTTGCCTGGCTTTGGTTTCCAAATCAAGTTGGATTTTTGATTTGTGTTTGAAAGAGAGTTCAAACGACTCTTTAGCTTGCTAATGTCTAATGCCATAATTTATTTAATTGATTAATTGTTAATTAGTTAATTATTTCAACGAATCACTCGACTCGTTACATAACCAACCTAAAATCAGTCTACACTATGTTTCAACTGAAATCAAGTCAAAAATATATATCAAACTTCAGAGATAGAAAACAACTTTAATGGAACTATTTTTACACCAATTTCGTTGGTCAGTATAATACTGTTTTTATATAGTTCCCAATTTAATTGGAAGTTCTTATCAAACACACCATTGTTTTCGTCAGCAATCAACTTATTCATTGCATTGAGCGTATATAGTGTATTTGTTTGTTTCTTACGATGAATACTAATAGTACCCTTATAACGATTATTGCGATCAATTTTCTCAACATTAAATGTCAAATACAATTCCCGCAGATTATTTTCATTAGCAAATATAAAGATCTTGTTATCAATCAATTTATATTGTTGAGGTATTTCTTTCAACACATTTGTGTATTCTACACTATTTGAAAATGTGCAAAGTAATTGTTTTTGTATCATGGTATTTCAAATTCAAATTTACCGTCAATCTTTGGCTCCATGTCAAAATAATTGGCAAAATGTTCAAATCCTTTATCTAAAATTTGTTTTACAGCAATGGATATTTTAATTACCATTTTTTTGAAAAACTCTCTTACTTTATTATAAAATACATTCAAAGCACTCTTAGCTGAAGCAGAAAGATGTTTCACAAACTCCAAACTATTTTGAATCACATTCTTAAATTCCGCACCTAAATTATTAATGAATGACATTAAACTTTCTTCTATGATTTGATTTTCCAATAAAAGATAATCAGTTTCATCATAGTCTTCTTTTAAAATTCCAATTCTTAATGATCCGCCGCGTTCATTGCCTCTATCACGAACACCAAATTTAATCTTATTATAGTTGTCATCTATAAATTCATCTACTGTGTAAATCAAGCAATCACCTTGACAATCCCAAGTCATAATATGATCAGCTACACATTTTTCACCAACGCCAAATCTTTTTTCTCCGGTTGAAAATTCTCTCAACAATGCTTTTTTATATTTGTCCTCGGTGAAAATTTTATTTAATTCCGACAACATTTGATGCATTTCTTTTTCTTCTATTTTGATATCATTAACTGCATCTGGACTTTTAATCAAGCCAATCAAATTATTTACAGCATCTTTAGTTTTCTTTGAATCTGTACTGGTCGATAATGTAGTTAGATTCTTATTAATAACATCGGCGTGTTCATAATAAAAAGACTTTTCCATTAAATGTGCTAACGTCTCGGTTATATTGGCTACTATTTTGTTTTTGATCTCTGGAAAGTCTTTCAATACTGCGGACATTACTGTAGTAAGTTCCTTATGTTGCGACGAAGCGATTTGTGCTCCACCAGCTTTTTTCGCACTACATTTTATGTTGCCATTGATGATTAAATCGGTTTTAGATATCTTTGATATACCAGCAAACTCCTCGGATAAATTACATCCCGATGTACCCAAAATTTCAACGGATTTAACCGGAACACTAATTTCTTTATATTTTCCGATTTTCAACTTGTCTGCAATTTTTTTAGCAACTGCATTTTTTGATCCGCCAGATTTATTAAATTCCTCACCGATATAGTTTTCCATTTGTCTGGCGGGACAAGATTTATCCAAATCACTATTAGCTTTAGATACAAACTTATTTGTATATTTTTTATACAGCATAGACAATACCGCAAGAGTTTGTACATCGTTCTTGTTATATTGTACCAATCGCTCATCTGACAAACTTCTTATTTTAACGTAAGTGGAAGCTGGTACTAAGTTAACATTGTTTGTGGATAGATATTTGTCGAAGTCATTAAATGTAAACTGTATATCTCTTCCTCTTGGAAATTTAAATGCATCAAAATTAGTTGTTTCAAAAACTTTTTGAAAATAAAGTTCCGGTGGTATGGTTTTACCAGCATCATCCATACCAGCTATTGGCTCGTAAAACAAATTATCTTTTGCTATTTTAAAATATTCTTTGTTATACTTTACGCCAGAAGATCCTTTTACAGATGGTTTAATAACAGGCTTCTTTGAAGCTTCATCATATACTTGCTCTCCGATCAAGTTTCCATTTGTATCAAACCACTCTAATCCTTTTTTATAGAAACCAAACTTCTTAGCTTCATCTACACTATAATTTACAAGTGGAGTCTGTCCTATTAACACACTTTGTATAGCAACCGCATCTTGTTGTTTTTCTTTGGGAGTTCTTTCGTCTTCATCAGTATCAACGATCTTGCGGTCTAGTGCTTGATCGATTGGAACTTGCACATCTTTTTCGTCTTCTTTTGATGCATCTTTATCTGATTGAACGTCAGCAGGAGGTTCTGTAAAAATGTTTGCTTGTGCTTTTTTAGGATTTTCCGCAAAATGCGTTCCCTTGTTTACAGCACGATCACGATATTCTTTGCTTGGAAAAGTGACAAGTATTCCGTCTTTATTATATGCTTGTCTTTCTGGAAATCTACCGGCTTCAAATAGTATAGCAGTCTTGTCTACAATTGTGTTAATGTCGTTGCCATACTTCTCAAGATACTCTTGCAAAATAAAAACATGGTCTGTGTTGGTCATATCAAAAGTACCATTCTTGATACGACTATCGCAACAAATATCGTTAATTAGGGATTTAAAGTTCATCTCTTATAAATATAGATATAAATATATTTATAAGTTGACTAATTTCAAATCATTGTAATTATTTCCCAAGTAAGTCTTAACTTTAAACCTTTTATTCTTAAATATATCAATCAAATCCAATACATTTTGACTATCTTCGTCGTTATGAACATCAAATACGATTGAATCATATACGTACAATATTGGAACGATCTTCTTATTGCTGATAAATTTTACACATTTACCCAAACTATCAATTCCATGTTCAGTTTCAGCTGCTTGAATAATATAAGCAAATAACTTATTCTTATTTGGATCTGCAATATGCTTGTTTGTAATTTTTCGTTTATAAATAGGGGTAGTTACATATCCTTTCTTTTGGAATGTTTCCCAGTACTTATTCTTCAAAGCTTCTACTTTAGCAAAATATGGTATATTACAATACTGAGATGATATTTGGCCATACAAGTTAACCATCGTTAATTTCTTGGATTTAGCAATAATTTCAGATGTAACTTCTTCTACCCCAAAATATTGTTTTCCCAAATGTTCATAAATGGTTTCTTCTTCGGGTACTTTATAATCAATTAGGTTAGCTACGATGTATGGATGAAATCCTGTAAAATCAATCATCATCAAATGACCATTATCGCCATACCTAGACACAAAACTATTTCTGGACCCATCATCTTTCTTTAGAGCTACATAATTGATGCTATCATATGAATTACTAGGTCTTCCAGTAGGATTGTATATGTTGTAATTTGTGTATATAAACCCATCATGTGTACGAGCTTTAAAATGCTGTTTGAATACATCCACATCAACTTTCAGTCCATTCTTTTCAACTTCAAACAATGTGTCTGTAATAATATCATTGAAAAACTTGAAACAGTATGTATCCGTTTCTTGTTCGTGTAACTCTTTAATTGTTTCTACTTCATCATCAAAACATTCTTGATGATTTACATATGGAACTATTAAGTTGAAACTGTTTATGTTATGATAGTTTCTACCAAGAAAGTCTTTTGTAAAAGATGAACACTCTTTAAGAGTTTCATTGTTGTTGATAAACCCGAATAAATTTACATCAACCAACTTACAATTCAACCAATATTTGTAAGTCTTTTTATTGTTTACATAAACAATATACTTACCAGATTCAATTTCTTCTTTGAATTTATCAAATGTAGAATCAACCATTACATCTCCGTGGGAAAAATTGTAATAGTATTTGTTTTCAGATTCAAAGTCATAAACAAACGCAGCGATAATAGAATTGTTCTTGTTATGACAATTATTATCTTTAGCGATTAGTTTTACGTAAATCTTTGAGTTATACTTCACAAATTAACTTTACACCATTTTTGGCAAAAGTCAATATCAAAAACCTCTCCAGAATTGTTTTGGATTATTTAATATGATTGCGATGTTCGGTATATAAACTTGAACATCACGAATTCTGAGATTGTTGTAATTAACCACGCCTGTTTCTTGTAGTGTTTTGCCTATATACTTATTGAATTCTGGACCTGTTATCTTCCAATCTATCTTCGTTTTGATAAAATAAGATGTATTGGCTACATTATATTCTTTGTAACTCGTTTCGATTATATCGAAGTAATTAATTCTAGCTATAAAGAATCTGTCAATATATCCACGATCATAATCGTCGTTGGTTATAGTAGGAATATACGTTGCTGGTTTTGCAAATTCAAAACCACCCAAACCTACTATGTTTCTAACACTATCTGGAGTATCGTATATCATACAGGTATATATTCTAGTTTTGATGATCCTATACATCTAACCAATGCAGATACAGTAGTTTCCCATTTGCCGCCACTTATTTCATGATCTACTTCAAGTATTTGAAATATTACGTTACCTGGAACATATGGTTTTGGTAAATTGCTTATTGCAAAAACTTGCAAATTCCTAAATGAAAATATTCCATCAAATTTTATTGTAACAGTAAAGTTATCAGCAACCCCGCTATATTTTGCGCCGTTATTTTTGTAATCATCATCATTCATCATCTGAGTCAATTTACCTTTCATGTCAGATGGCAAACATAAAAACTTATGATTTTTAAGATTTCTATCATCGTCGATCAATTCTTTAAACGCATCTGAATCAGGTCCACTTTTTAATCCAGATATATATGTAGATGACACTTGTTTTGTTGTGATACACAATACTCCACTTTTTTCTTTGGATCCATAAGATTGTAAATCCGCAATTGCATTATTGTCGTCTTCTATACCAGATGTTGTTCCTGGGACTAATGTATCCGCACTTGCAATAGAACCACTTTGTTGTGTTGCTAATAAGCCAAGTTGGTATTTATCCATTCTATCAACAAACTTCAAAAATGGAATGTTGTTTAGATCGTTTAGTGTGGCGTTTAACTTATCTTTCGTTTGCGCAGTACTTATTTGATCGGTCAATTTTGTTCTTAGATTAGTAGAATTTTGCCCACCAAACATAACATTTATAGCCTGTTCATTTGTTAAACTAACGTCAAAATTTATGCTTCTTACGACGTTATTTGTTCTACCCAACTCAAACATATATACTTCACGCAACTCATCAAAATTAGAAGTGTTTTTATCAATTATGGATAGAGTTGAATTTCCATTTTGGTCTTTACCCTCAACAATATCAAATTTCCAAAAATTGTCTACAGCATCATTTAATGTGTTTAATATTGCATTAATAAACTGTTTATAATTTTTAGTATCAGACGATTGTACAATTTCTATCAACTTAGTTTTACTTATATAAAGATTTTTCAAATATCCATAATAATACTTTTTGTATTTTACATTGATTGATTGACCAAAGTTGTTTTTTCTAGTTACGATCTGATCTTCTGCAAATGGAAAAGCAGCTGAATAATTTCTGTTTGAATTTACACTGTGGTAATAAAGATAGTTAATTACACTATCAATGTTATCTCTATATCTACCGCTTGTTTTAAATGTTTTCTTGGCTGCATTCGCGGCAAAATAAAAACTATTCTCAGGAGTTAAGTTTCTATAAAATTCTGTTAATGTTCCCTCTTCAACTGCTTTTTTATACAATCTTTCCAACTGATCGTTTCTTGGTACAGTGATGTCTTGCAACTGTCTTAAAAATGGATTATTAGCAGGATCTAAGTTGTCAGTCTTTAGAAATCCACTATTAGGAGAATTCTGTTTATATGGAGACCCACGATTTATCTTTGGCGAAACTGGATTTGGTATCAAAACATTTTTATCACAAGAAATTAAGTTTGGATGACCACTGATAATAATATCACTTATATCTACCAAGAACTGTTTTGTATTCGAATTTGCCATGAATAAATTAACCAACTCAAATACGAAATCCAACTGCATCCAAACTTCAGATGCGCCATCTTTAGCATCAAAATCTGTTTTATCATCGACAAATGAAAATTGTGTATATGCTTGTTTATCAGGCTTTACACTGCCATAGTTTATAACATCGGATTTTCCGTCTGGTTTCTTTTTGGCTCTATAAAACTCTTCTAATCTACCAGCAAAAACTCTATCTTCTGGTTTTCCACCATAAAATAAACTTGAATTACTACCAGCGAGTTTTGTGGTTACCACGGTTTGTACATTTTGTTTACTTTTCTTTAACTGTTCTTCATTAGCTAACGCATCTTTTGTAACTTTATTCTTAGGAATCATGTTTATCTTGTCGATTATATAATTCAAGAAATTAGCTTGACTATTATTGACATTAGCTGAAATTGTTTGACTCTCACGCATTACATCGTTTATCGACGGCAAATATGTGCGTATAAAAGTTCTTAAATCTAAAAATTCAACATTGTTTTGATCACTAGCTGTTGCGGGAGTGGTTGTTGCTATTTTAGCATTATTATCAGTTCTCATTCCCGCAAACATTCCTTGACGAGAAATGACATCTACGTTGCAGTCATATACAAATCCGTCATTTGTAGTAAACGAATACTTTGTTATAATACCACTAACACATCCATAGTTACCATTTGACTTGTTTGCTCTATCTAAAGCTGTTTGTGGTTTGTTTACTAAATCCCAACACTCTTTCAAATTGTTTAAATTTATGAGTGATTTTTGATTGAAAAGATTCCAACCAAATTCTATAAATACATTTATACCAGCTGTTAAAAAGAATGGAGTTAAATATTCAAGTTGCGCAACTCCATAACATTTGAACTTGAAACTTGAATAAGTCAAAAGCTCTTTACTTTGTTTTACACTTACACTAACCAATCCAGGAGGAGGGATAATCGGAGATACTTGATTGTTCTGTGGGAAGTCGGCGTTCTTTTTTGTCTCAAAATTGGTCTGAGTGCGATATTTGTTATCGATATAGTGAGGAGTGCCATCGGCCTCATAACCAATTATTGCAATTTTCTGATCAAGTGGTTTATCTTGTTCGTATCCAAATGCATTAAAAAATCCATCTCCACCTTTTAATATAAAACCATTATAGTCTTTTTGGATATAATTTTTATCCAAATAAGAACTTCTGGGTACCATTCCGTTAATTGATTTACCGGTGCTATTGCTGAATACTCTAGCCCATGGAGTCATTGGACCTTTGTAGTTCTTATAGTTTTTTTCAAAGTCGAATGTTGTATTAATAAACGGCGTAGGAATGTTCATACCAATATTATTGGTATTACTTCTTCTTCTCAATTCTCTAACTACCTCCGTGGGAATATTTTGAATTTCCCACCACAAAGGCGCTGTATCTAATATTTCTCCGTTAGTTGCCATAACATTAATTTAAATTCTTCAACTGATTCAGTATAGTAGAAACGTTTGCTGGTATTCTTAATTGTCTATTAACTCCAACAGATAATTGATAACCCGTTAGTTTGTTAGCTTTAGCAATTATCCACCATAAGTTTTCGTCGCCATAATACTTCTTAGCTATACTATCTAAATAGTCAGTTTCGCTAGCAGTGATGTAAAAATCATCATATGATTCTGGTATAGATGGATAATATGTTGTTTTGTATACATTTTTACCATCCCATCTTTTTTCAGTTGGTGTAAATTGATATCTCATGGTGTAGGAGAAACTTGTTTATTTGCAGCGGCAGCATATGCTTCTAAATCGGTATCATATCTTATGTTCGTGGAGAAGTTATAATCTCTATAGACCGTTACTGTGTTTTTATTCACCACTCCATAGAAATCGTTTCCGATTAAAGTTTTATCCGCTGATTGTAATGCGCCATCTTTTACTAATTGATCAAGTAGTTTTTGATCCACAATAGGTACTGGAGCATTTCCCCAAGCAGCTCTACCAGCTTTTGGTCTATCTTTTTCGAGAATTGCCATTTGGATGTTGATATCCGCTGTTCTTGGAACTTGTGCAAATCTACCTTTAGAGTCACTTTTATCTCCTCTGGTACTCAAAAGATTATCTGTACTTCCCCAAGTATACGCTCTGTTTGTACCCCAACTCCATATATCATTTGGAGAACTCATGTTTTCAGGAATAGTTTCCCAAGATGCGTCATCTGGTATATTTATGTTACAACTTTTAATGACAACAAAGTGGTTTTTATAAAAATCTCCCAATGTTAATTGAACCATTGGCGGTATCATAAATCCACCAGATGCCATTTCAGTATAATTTGCTGGTTTAGTTAAGCTAACTAGATAATTGATTCTGGTCCACATAGGCATCAATTCTTTGATACTATGTGCATTAACTGTAAATGCAAAGCTAACTTCTCTAGTAAATCCTTTATAGTAGTAGAGTTTATCAGGACGACCCAAGTAATCTATAGTCTCCCATTCAGCGTTATTTGTATCTTGTATTCCTTTTACAGTTGCGCTAAATGGAATATACTTTTGATTTACAATATCATAGAAATAGAACTTAACGATATCTGGTCCAAATCCTTTATAATCGGAATCTTTTCCATATTGTTTATCAAATTGATCTTGGTTCAATACATCCAAAGAATTTACATAATCAACATTGTGGGTTGGTTGTATAAATCTATCTTTACCAACTTTTCTACCAAGTCTTGTTGGAAAGTTTAATTGATTTGGATCTGTACTAAATTTGTCTGTGTATTTAGTTTTTACATCTTTTAGATAATCCATACCAATACCTTCTTCACCATATTTAGCAAATTGTAATGGTTTAGCATTCTTCTTGCTATCATATGTAGATGCGTCATACAATTTATTAGCAGGAGTACCAGCGATATTTTCAATTGCTTTATTTAAGTTATCTAATATTAACTTAGTAGGTGTCTTTGTTTCATCACTAAAAGTATCAGGTAAATTCTTGGAATTTTCAATTAATACTTTATAGTTTAATAATTGATCACTTTGTTCTATAAACGTACCTGTATTTCTATCAGCATTAATTAAATCTGTATATTTAAGTTGTCCTGTGCTTTTACCATTAACTGTAATGGGATTGCCAAAATTATTTTTTCCTGGTTTTTGAAAATCACTACTTGCTACAGCTTGTACTTCGTTATACGATGTTTTTCCTTGGAATGTAACAATACCAACAGAACTTTGTTGCGTTTGATCGCCATATGTTTTGATGTATTTATCATTTCTAAGCATCGATGACGGATTAACACTTCCATGATAAAATCTTTGATTTGCTCTTAATCCTGTGAATTTTCTATTTGTTCCTATGCCAAGAACATTTTTCAAACCACTCAAAATACCACCGCTTTTAGTTGGTGTAGCATTTGAATCGTCAAATAATTTACCAGCATTTAGATACAAATCATATGTTTGTTCGTCCGCACGGTAATTTGCTTTCCATGGTTGTTTTGGCGGAATAATACCGCCTATTATGGTATTGTTTTGTAGAAAACTACCAGCTGCTCCTAATAGTTTACTAAAGAAACCACCACCACCGCTACTTACCAATTTACTGTATCTTGGGGAGTTATATGCATTCGTAGCCGTCTGACCTCTTAACAAGTCACGTACATCTGGTCTTGCAAGGGGGGCTACTACTCTATCAGAATTATCAGCCCCACCCAATAAAGATGTAAATGTGGATAATCCCAATCCACCGCTTGCTCCACTGGCTACGCTACTTCTTGGAGGAGATGGCACAGCTGGACCACCACCGCCAAATAAACCACCAACCGTTCTAGCTATAGAACCTAATCCGCTTCCTCCTAATAATCCACCAACTATGTTGCTGGTATCAAGATGTCTTGTGGGTCTATCTATCAATCCAAAAGAAGCTAATCTAAGAGCAGCTATTACTGGAGAAGCTGGATTATATACTTTTGTTTCGTCAAATGGTTGAAATCCTTGAAGCACTAATTGCTTTAGTATAAAACGAGTTCCAGCTGCACTACCCAAGAATTTTCTTACTCTTGTACCATCTTGTCTAGAAGCTTGAAATACAGTAGTTAGTTTATTTCTTTGACCTTCTTCGATGCTTTTGTATACAAACATCGAACTGGCTACTGGTCCTTTTAGATATAGATCTTGTGGTTTATTCTGGTTGTATAATACAGTTGAGTTACCAGTTGTTGTGAATATTCTTTCAATTTTACCTGGTGCTCTAATGTTGATAAAATCTTGAGTAGGAACAGGTAGTTTTAGTCCAGCTCCCTGAATGTTATCATATGTGGTAAGCTGGGTACCTTGATTACCGTATCCTTCAACGTATGTGTTACTATTTGCCATTAATTATAAATAGTATTAAGCTCTAGTTGTTGCTTGTCCAAATCCACCTGATTTTAACATCGACGTAGATAAAGCAGCATTAATTCTTTGACCATCAAGATTTACAGCAATACCACCATTAGCCATTAGATTGATCAAAGTATCAAGCTTTTGAGCTAATTGTTGATTGCCAGCTTGAATTGTTTGTAGTAAATTACCTTCGCCGGCGGATGCATTGATAGTTTCTTTAGATTTCTTCGCATCCCCAGTTATATCAGATAAAACTTCACTGGGCATTTTCATTTCAGATGCACCTGGAATGTATTTTGATATAAAATTATAACCTTTTATAAATGGTCTAGTTAAAGCATCCAATATCATTCCACTTACAGAAACTAGGCCTTTTACTATAGAAAGTCCTATTTCAGATGGAGATTTTCCGCCCAGTTTATCCATTATCCAATCGTATACATCGACAAATGGTTTTAATAGTGTATCATATAAAGCACCACCTATGGCTTGTAATCCGCCCAATATTCCATCGGGCGTTTCTTCCCATCTTTTCATCAATGATGTAATAAACGAAAATAAATTTACTATAACTCCTATTGGTCCTAAAAATCTTGAGAATATTCCGATGCCTCTCAATAACGGAGACAAAAATCGAAGTGACATTTTATCGGCCAACATAATTAAAACATTTCCTATTGGTTTTAAGAAAGCACCAAAATGTTTCATTCCTTCTGTTATTTTAGGCAATAATATAATCGCTAAATCTGCTAGTGGATTCAATATTGCCATAACAGGTTTAGCTAACTCACTCATTAACTTATTAAACTCATTTTGCAATCTTTCCATTCTAGCTTGATTAGCGGCTTGTATAGCTTGTTTTTCTGCTATTTCTCCCTCTTTTTTAGCTTCATCATCTTTGAGTTTCATCAATCGATCATATTCAGCTAACGCAGCTTTTGCTTCTTTGTTGGTACCATTTTTAACAAGTTGAATATTCTTTTCTTGTTGAAGCATCGACTGCAATTCACTTACACTCTTACCAGCAGCATCCGCGAATGCTTTTTGTTGAATTGGATTTAACTGATTGAAATTAACCTGTTTAGATATCTTTAATATTTCTTTATTAGCCCCGATTATATCTTTATTAAAAGCTAACTGACGAGCATAATTAAAGTTGACGTTTTGACCCAACAAAGCGCTAGCTTTTAACTCAGATGAAATACTGCTTTCAAACTGTAGTAGTTTGTCTGCCGATGCTGCGGCTTTATTCAAATCAATGCCCATCATTCTTGCAGCTGCCGCAGCTTTAATCATGGATACAGCAGAATTACCAACGTATACTCTAACATCGTCACTAGCATCAGCAACATCTTGCATTATTTTTCCAAGTGGAACGCCAGATGCTTGTGCAATTTTTTGAGCAAATCCAGTCATAGCTAACTGAGATTTTGCGGATTTTCCGGCTATACCGCCAAGTGTTTCTAAAAACTTAACCGATGTATCTTCGGCTATACCAAATTGTTTTGAAAATGCGGTTGTCGTTTTTAATAGATCAGCGTCACGAGCAACTAAAGATCCAAACGCATTTGATATTGATGTCACGGATTTGACTACATCGTCAAATGTGGCACCAATATGCATCATATCTATAGATACATCTCTAAGAGTCGTTTCAAGTTTATTAGCCTGGCCAGGCAAAATTCCTAAATTTAATCTTAAAGATGCGGATGCTTTATCAAATGCTTTAAAATTTTCGTAACCTTTTTCAAATATAGCTAATGCGGTGTTAGCGGATAATACCCAAGGATTCATTTTAGAAGCATTGAAAGCACCAGAAACAGCGGATCCAAGTGGACCCATGTCGCCTAGTATTTTTTTTCCTAAACCAAGAAAGTTATTTTGTATTGTTAATTTAGCAAGACGTTTATCTTCAACATTCAATAAATCTTTTGTGTTTACTAACTGTTGACTTAATCTATTGACCGATAGCAATTCTTTACTATATGTTTCGTTTGTTCGTAAATATTTTTTCTGTAAAAATTGCAGAGCAGCCGCATGTTGTTGTGCTTCTATTTCGCCAGTTGCTAATTTAGCATCTAAATTTGCTTTTTCTAATCTGGCTTCGGCATTTCTTTCTTTTTGTGTTAAACTATTCACTCTAGCTAATTCCGCAACTAGTTTATCTTGTTGAACAGTTTCTTTCATCAATGAAAGTAAATTATTTTGCAATGAGGAACGATCAAAAGCAGAATCTCTTAATTTTTGTTCTAATTCATAGCCAAGTTCTAAATTTTCTACAGATTTACCGATATTTTTTGTTACATCATTAAATTCAATTTTAATAGCTTTTGCTAAAGAAGAAACCTCTTTCAAAAGATTGCGTTCTCTCTGAATTTCATCGGCGGTTCTTCTTGTAGCATCTTGGGCTTCTTGATAAGCCTTTAATTGGTCTATGATGTTATCTGCCATAAATTATATAATATAAATATAAATATATTATATTTTAGAGTGGTTTATCTACCTTGCTTTTTTTAGGAGGGGTAGACGAACGTTCATATGACTGGTTCTCTTGTTCTTTTAATTTAACAAGTTGACTATAATAAAAATTACGTAAATGTACAGGCAGATTATACGCAATATTTACATTTACTGCTCCGTTGGAAAAGTAACTTAACTGGAATATTTGTTCGTGGAGATGCAATCTATACTCAGGACTCAGGCCAAAAAAACTGTACCGTCATAGGTACATCCATCCTTTCTCCATTGCTGCAATTTGGGCAGTTAAAGTTGAAAGTCATGTCTAATTCTGGAGTTATCTCACGAACATAAGATCGCAATGCCATGCTATCTTTAGATAACAATTCATTGTCAACAAATTTATTGACTGTAGCTCTATCAGCTTTTCCATCAATAGCTACTATCATTTTCTTCAATCGTGTAGTAATTTCAGTGCTACCACCAGATTTTACAAACTTTGCAGTTGCTTTTAACTCACCATCAATATCGGTTTCATCTTTTGAGTTCAATAATTTAAATACAACTGTTTTTTTAGAATATGGCAACTGAAATTCAAATTGGTTACTGCCTTTTTGTACTTTATCAAAGTTATATGGTTTTTCATTTAGATCTCCCAAATTAACAACTTGTTTAGATTCTTCATAACACTTCTGACATCTAATTTGTACGGGACCATAATTGTCTCCATAAGCCAATCGTCTCGCCGCAACAAACAAAGCATTTTTATCACACAACAAAAGGTTATCTACATTTACATTTGGAGTTATGATCAAACTTTCGAGTAACTTGTCTAATACAACACCCTTCTTAATTAAATTTTGACTGGTTAGAATATCTTCTTCTTTAGCAGTCATCATCTTCATGTCCACGTACCCCAAACTTAGTGGATCGCTATCTGAATAAAAGTATCCTTTACTAGGCAAGTCAATTCGTTCAGATGGATAGGCAGTTGGTTGTGTATCTTTTGGTACAGAATTTCGTGTAATTATAATTTCGTCACTCATAACTTTATAACAATATATAGAACTTTATATAACTTTTTAGTAATTATATTTAAGTCGATTGTACTTGATGTTTTGCGGCCTGTGTCATAAGATTAGCACGTTTTACCATGTCTTTAGCTTTTTTTACAGAGTCATCGGCTTTTTTCTTATCTTCATCCGATGAGGCTGCATCTTGTTGAGCTTCAGCAGATTTTAACTTTTCATTGGCATCATCTTCTTCAGCCTGTCTTTGTTTAAATAAAGCCATGTCAGCCAACTTCTTCATGTTTTTGATTTTAGCTTCATCTTCTTTTAATACTCCAACAATCAGTTTCTTTAATAGCTTCTTTTGCTTTTCTGTTAAACCAGCAGCAGGAGTGGGACTAATCAATTTATTGTTCATTATGTTATATACAGTTGGATCATATTTACCGAATAAATCTTTGATAAATTCTTTTCTTTGTTGAGGAGTTAAATTAGCATATTGTGCTCTTAACTGACTTGCACTTCTAGCAGGTGCGCCTAATACAGTAAAATCAGTTGTTGGTACTGTATCTATATAACCATGAGTAATTGCTGGTTGTAACTTATCCAGTCTTTTTGGAATTGGCTGTAAATAAGCAGGAGAACCGTCTTTTTTAGTGAACTTACTAAATCTAGGATCTTCGGCCATGTCTTTTTCACTAACTGCAAATATAACACTGTCTCTGTTGATGTCAATCGGGATTTGATTAACTAAACTTTGTAGGTTATAATTATTTTTTACTTTTATAATTTTGTTAAGAGGAACACCAGTTAGTGTCATCATTTTAACTTTTTCATCAAAAGTAAATGGAGATTTAGGTAGTTCAACAACATCTGTAGTTGTTATATAAACATCATTACCGCCATATTTGGTACTTAAGTAGTTATATACACCTTTATGACCTTTATGAAAAGGATGAAATCTGCCTGGGTAAATTACGAATATTTTCTTGCCTAGATCCATATAGTAATAAATAGAAAAACCCCAGCGTTTCTGCTGGGGTTCTTTTTGATGTAATAAAATTAATATTGGAGAATACAATAATCTGGTTGGATTGTCAAACTAATGGTTAGTGCTTCACCATCGTTGCTCCAATCCATGTCACCGAAGCTAGCTTCAGTAATAAAGCATCCACGTAGACTCCATTCTTCTACTTTATCACCTACTGGACCGAGAACATTAACGGTCAAATCTTTCTTATAGAAGTCTTGATAACCATCACGACCAGTAACAGATTCGTGATGCAAACGTACCCATTCCATTACTGCTTGAGCGCCGGATGGTACGATTGGATCATAAAGTTCCATCGTTATTGTTTGCCACACGCTCTTTCCTTTATAGAAAGTCTTGATGTTGATGTGATCCAATTCTTTAGCTGCTTGACTTACTTTTGGTCGATCAGTTTTCTTGATGATGAAAGATGGAATACCATCTACGTACAAGATGAATCTGTTTTTTACCTTTGGTTCGAAAGCTGTAGCAAAGATTTCGTTTGGATTAAGTAGTTCTGCCATATTTTTACTTTATTATGTTCTAGATATAAATATTACAAAAATTGATTTTGTACAAAGTTTTTTATATTTTACTCAAATCTTTGTCTGTTATTTTATCAGCTGAATCACGTAGTTTATTAATATATCCAGTTGACCGCAATAATTTGAATACTAAATTTTCAGTACTGTATTCTCCAGATGCATCCAATCCAGCTTGTCTCATCTCATAAAGACGTTTAATTAGTCTTTTAATTTTATCCAAATCAGCTTCGGAAATAGCTGTATCTATGTATTTTGTATATTCATAATACTTCTTTTTGATTGCGTCTTTATCAATCTTTACGTCTTCATGTTTTGGCTTTTTTACCCAATGATTTTTCATCAAACTATATACAGCTTGACTTTTATTAACTTCTTTTTTATCTTGTATATAAACTTCAACAGGATGATTTCCTATCTTAATATCATGCGATTGATTCCATTTGGACTTTAATCCATCGACATATTGTTTGACAAGTTCTTCATTATCGCCTATTTTAGAAAAATCTACCACTAAATGAAGATCAATATCGCTTGTAGGAGTCCAATTATAACCAGCGGTACTGCCAAGAAAATAAACGTCTTCTAATGGCACATTTAATTCAGTGCTTTTGTAGAAAGTATTTGCAATTTTCAAAAGAGAATTAAGCACATCAGTCTTTATATTATTATCTGTTTCCCAAATGTTTGGATTCAACACACTATTATAAATTCTATGACTTTCTTTCATACCCAACATTTCTTTTAGTTGATTTATTGTGCTTATACTATCTTTATGTAATATTGCTTTACCACCAGCTTGTATAAAGTCATTTACTACATCTTCTCTATCATCAATAAGAACACTATCACTATTTGCAAATTTTGATTTATCTTCTCTATGAGGCACCAGATTAGCTTTAAAAGTCACTTGATTATTTTTTAACCATTGCATTTTTCCAATAAATGCTTTTTTATCGGGCGCATGACTTAATATTTCTACGTGTGGAAATTCTTTAATAAAATTATAAAGCAATTTGCCATCTTTCATCCAATGCATATTAGCATAATATGTTGGGCTATTTTGATTTACTAATTGATATTGCTTAGCTTTGCCATATAAGTTATCATATACATTTACAGGTATACCACCGCTATAGCGCTTAAACTGATCTTCCCAATCGGTAAGCACTCCATCCATATCAACGTATATTTTGTATTTATTAGTAATCATTTATAATAAATATAAGCATTATCAAGCACTTTAATTAATAACTTTATATAAGCATTTTATATTTAATAAGCGATTAATCATTAATTTAATAAAGCGCTTGCTTTACTTATACTTTCTATATTGATCAAGGTCAAGATAATTCAGTTATTTTATTTTACGATTTGATTCAACTTATCAGTCCCCATAGTTGTAACAACCTTCGACGCATTGCGTCTTTCTAATTCAGACAATATAAGATTTACGTTTCTTTCATGTACTCTGATTAATTGACTTTCGTCAAATGCTATAGCTTTTAATTCAAGATCTGTATATTCGTAAAGCGGTTTTTGGAGATTTATTAAGTTGTTCATAATTTAGTTATATATAGTCATTTATAATAACCATTAAATTATTTATAAATCTGTCTTTTGAATATTTCCCAGCTTTCTCTGCGGATAATCTACCTTTACTATATACTTCTTCTCTATTATTATAACAATGTAACATTTTATCAATCATGTCATTCTCGTTATATTCAGACCACTTTCCAGCATAATTACCCCAAGCTTCAGTACTGTAAACTTCTTCATATTTTACTTGATATCCAATATCAGATGATATAAACTCTGATAGACCACCATAATGCGTGTATATTACCGGCCTACCACAACACAAACTTTCTTGTTGCATCATACCCCATCCCTCACATGTAGCGCCACTTACATAAACATCTAAATTATGATACCAATCACGAAGATCTACACGGGAAAATTTAGTAGAGTTATAAACAATTTTGTTACTTGTATACTGATTAACAGAACTATTTGTTTTTACTCGCAACTCTACATCAGTTGTGTTTTTAAAAGCTTTCAAAAAACTCTTAGTAACTTTATCTAAATTTTTACGAGGGTCTTCGTTTGAAATGCCAAACACAAATTTATCTTTTAACACAAACGGTTTATAATGATAAAAGTCAGTGTCACAAAAAAGCGGCAATACTTCTATTCGTGTGTTTAGACCCTGATTAATAAAATTCAATTTATTATACTCGTTTGGAACTACAACACACTTAAATTTGTTTAATATTTCTATAAGAAGATCATTTACTCTGGTACTTTCCCACATTGTATACAATATACGTGGTCGATCAAACGATAAATAAACAAATGGATTATTAGCACCCGAATCAAAACTGTTGACAATAGGCAACAGTGACAAATCCAAATCATTCGGATAGAATGATTTATTATCAAAATATGCTAAATAAGATTTAGAAACAGTAGTATATGTTCTGGGTACAACATTTAAAGAACATTTTGACAACCCTTCTAAAAGAGTATGAAGTAAAATGCCATAACCAGATTCAAAATTGTAGTTTGAGCTAAGTGTTATAGTTTTCAACCTGGTATATAAAAATTACCAACAACTGAAGGAGAATCTTTTACTTGATTCGCCGACTCAGCAATTGAACCGCTTAAAATGCTAAAAGCAACTTCTACACATTCTTCGTCAGTTTTGCCCACAAATTGATCTTGCTGCAATACAGTTTCATGATAAATTTGTTTCGACGCATCTGTACTTTGTACAGTAAATCCTATTATTTTTCTGGGAAAATTTCCGTCTAAACCAGCCGTAAATGTGCATCTCGTAATTACTATATTAAAGTCACTCATATAATACTAATATATATCAGAATTAAGTATATACTGGTATATAATAATTGTTAGTACCACCTATACCACCGTTATTGACGAACGGATTTGACCCATCCGTCACAGATGAATTTATATTAATTCTAATATAACCTGCTAAAGTTCTACCTGTTGAACTGGAAGTCTTAAATCCATAACAAGTTGCAAGTTCTAAAAAGTTAGTACTGGATCCGGGACCAGCAATATAAAGTCTACCATTGGTAGTTGGTACACCGCCAATTCCAACATATCCAGTAGAATCAATTCTCATTCTTTCAGGCATCGAAGAATCATTTAAATTAGTTCTAGTAGAAAATGAAATATAACCGCCATATGAAGGATCCGCAGTTGTTTCTTTTCTTCCAGCTATAGATGCCCATGCAGTAGTTGCGCTTAGAGAATTATAATAACCACCAAAACTAAGTGATCCGCCGAGATCAGATGTATTGTACGCACTTGTAGTGCTAATAAACAAATTACCATAAACGATGGCGTCTTTGGTATTATTTGCACCAACCACATGTAAACCTGTAAGTGGAGACACACCTATGCCTAATCTACTATTTGTGGTATCGTGATACAAGAATGTACTATCTTTAATCAAATATGATGGAGATATAGATGATACATAAACAACCCTATCAGCCGCTGCAAAACTACCACCACTAATTCCACTAGTACCACTTGGAGCACTAGTACCAGAGGTCGTGACAGATCCACTTGTACCACTACTACCTCCACTGCCACTACTACCCAATGTGCTACTTCTTCCTGATGTTGTAATAGCTCCACTTGTGCCGCTACTTCCACTACTACCACTGCTACCTAATGTGCTACTTGTTCCTGATGTTGAAGTTGAACCACTTGTGCCGCTACTTCCACTACTACCACTACTACCTAATGTGCTACTTCTTCCTGATGTTGAAGTTGAACCACTTGTGCCGCTACTTCCACTACTACCACTGCTGCCTAATGTGCTACTTGTTCCTGATGTTGTAATAGCTCCACTTGTACCGCTACTTCCACTACTACCACTGCTGCCTAATGTGCTACTTGTTCCTGATGTTGAAGTTGAACCACTTGTGCCGCTGCTTCCACTACTACCGCTACTTCCACTAGTACCACTACTGCCATTTGTGCCACTCAAACCACTACTTCCACTGCTACCACTGGTACCACTACTTCCTCTTGTACCGCTGCTGCCATTAGTGCCATTGCTACCATTTGATCCGCTGCTACCACTTGGTCCACTGCTGCCACTTGTACCAATTGATCCGCCTGTGCCGCTACTACCATTGGTACCGCTACTACCATTCGTACCACTCAAACCACTACTTCCACTGCTACCACTGGTACCACTACTTCCTCTTGTACCGCTGCTTCCATTTGTGCCGCTACTACCATTGGTACCACTCAAACCGCTGCTACCACTACTTCCGCCTGTGCCGCTACTACCTCTTGTACCGCTACTACCGTTGGTACCACTACTACCATTGGTACCACTCAAACCACTGCTTC